CTGGCTACAACTTTGTAGCTTCTGCAGACGCCGCCTGCCTCTGGGCTTTTGCCCGGACCTGCAGGCTTACCGCTGTTGCTCTGAACAATGACTCGCTATGGCCCATTGTCTTGCAAGCTGAGAAGCTTGTTCGGCGGTGGAACCGTGCGAGTTTGAGTAAAGAGCGATTGGCGTTGGTCCATGCTCGTCTTGCTACTCAATGGCTTGAGATTATCACATATAGTGATTTCCCACGCATATGAGAACACAAGATCATGGCCTACCAACGGCTGATTCAGGTGAGATGATATCATTGCCGCGCCTAGTAATAGACGCGTTTTATCGCCTGCTAGTCGATGTCTCATACTTAACTGGTATCCCCCTTGGGATGCCTGATGAGCGTGTGGCGTCTTGGATCCTCATAGAGGGTCCTCGACTAGACAAGATCCTGCTTGGTGCCCTCGAGAATTCAGATCGCGATTGGCCGTCGTTCCCAGATTGGGTTAAACCCTTATCTGAGTTCTTTCGGATTCATCGTGATCCTGTTTCCCTCGGGTACCTTAGGAATGTTCTTGTATTCGGCTATAAGGCCAAACTCGAACCTACTAATGATCAAGTCCAAGAGGCACAAGCCTCTTATCTTGCGACCGAAAAGGCAAATCTTGATTGGTCTGCGTGGTTTAATAGCCATTCAGTCAAGCCTGCTTTGTTCCGATCGGCGCGTCAAATCGTTGCGAGGATTATATATCGCATCGATTGGTCTCAGATTATTCCTTCACATGGTCCCGGTGCGGTTTTTCCGCGACGATGCCCTAGTGAAAAGACTAATTGGGAGACCTGCTATCCTACTATTGAAGAATATTATCCGTGGGATACTCACTTCTGTCCTATTCCCAGTTATTGGGAATCGGCTGGAGCGTATCGTACGTCTAATAAAACTTCTAAGGATATCCTATGCTCGCTCGTCTGTGTCCCGAAAGACTCCAGGGGGCCACGCCTAATAAGCGTGCACCCCGCAGAGGCTATCTGGATCCAGCAGGGCCAGCGTAGGCTGCTTGAGGCTGCCATCACTTCCCACCCTTATACTCGATCACGAATTGTATTCAATGATCAGACTATAAATGGGGAGTGCGCTAGAAGTTCGTCAGCATCTAGAGAACTATGTTCTCTCGACCTGAAGGAAGCTAGCGACCGCTTGACATGCTCCTTGGTTGAGTTCCTCTTTGGAGGAGCCTATCCTTGGATTTCATGCTCAAGAGCCACAAGCGTTCGTCTGTTCGATGGACGTATCATTAAGCTAGAAAAGTGGGCTCCTATGGGGAATTGTTTAATATTCCCTGTTCAGAGCCTCGTATTCTACGCTACGGTTCGAGCTGGCATACGCGCTCGTTATGGTGTAGACTGTAATGATGTGTATGTCTTCGGTGACGATATTGTGTTTCCTTCGAAACACTTCGAAGTCGTCGTAAGAACTCTTACCCGCTCAGGACTCGTCCTGAATAGGAATAAGAGCTTCGTACGAGGATTCTTTAGAGAATCCTGTGGTGTTGATGCCTTTCATGGCGTCAACGTCACACCTCTTCGTTGGAAGAAGCACGATGTTAGCACTGTATCTGGACTCCAGTCTGTTCTGGCGTTGGCCAAAAACCTGCGTCAGGCTGGATATGGAGATACCTCTGCGTTCCTGTATGCTTACTGTAGGTCCTTCAGCCCCAGGTAT